TATCAAGCCACTTTAAGCAAAAGCGAAAAACAAGCGCTAGCAGCACAAAAAGCGGATAAAACTAGGATAGAAGAAATTCAAAAACTTATTCTAGGTTTAAGTGAATCAACTGCTAATATTGCTCAAGATACTGCTGCAAAAACATTAGACATAATGTTAAAAGGCTATGAATTACAAATTAGAAAAATGGGCATCGAAGCTTCAAAAACTATGACCGCTTTAGCTGGAGCATCTGTTCGTGGTATAGATATAGATACTAAGTTAAATATTGAAGCAATTAAAGTAGAACAAGAATTAACTAACATTAACAGAGAATTAGTAATAGCTATGGAATTTGGCAGAATTGCTACTGAGAAGTTGACAGACGCATATATGCTAACATACTATAAAGAAGCTGAGGCAAAGGCTAGAGGCAGAAATGATGCAGAAGAAGCAACTAGATTATCTAATTTAATAACAGGTATTGAACGTAAGCAAAAAACATATGGTCCATCTGGTACTGCTGTTGATCCTACTACTGGCCAAGTTGTAGAAGGCCAAGATATGCAACAACGTATGCGTGATGCTATGAAAAAAGGCGGTCCTAGAGCTGTTGCAGATTTAATTAAGGAAACAGGTGCTACTGCTTATCAAACTATGCTTCCTGTATTTTTAAATGCTAGTGTTGCTCAAACTCAAGCTAATTTAAGAATAGCTGCTGAAAAACTTAAGGGAGAAGTACAAAAAGAAGCTTATAAAGTTGCTGATGAATTAAAAGTTGGTGAATCTGAGTATAGAAAATTAACAGCAGCAATGGGAGCATTTTCAACTGGATTAAGTAGTGGCTACTCTCAGTTGTTGAAAAATATCAGTGAGGATGTACGAGATAGACTAGATATACAAAAAATAACTGGTCAAATAAGAGTACAGCAGGCTATTATAGATAGTCCAGAAGCAACAAAAGATGCCAAAGATAAAGCCAAAGCAGCAATTGACCAATTAAAAGTAGAAGAAGATAGACTTACTGCAGAACAAAAATTAGTAAGAACTTATAGGGATAAAAGTACTGCTATACAAATTAATATAGACAAAACACGAGCTTTAAGTGATGCCGCACAGGCCGCTATAGAAGCTCAAATGAAGAACATGGATCAGTCAACTGCTGCAGGTATGCAGGAAGCAGAAGAAAAGAGACAAGAAAGCTTTAGAAAGAGAATGGCAGCAAATTCTCAAATTTATCAATATCAAACTCAAATTATTAGAGATACAGTTAGTGAGCTAGAATCAGAGTTAAAAGGGCTATCAGATGAAGGAGCTATAAGTGCCTTCATGGGCGGAGAAAAAGGAAAACAATTAGGTCAACTAAAAACTGTTTTAGAAGGTCAAGATTTTATACAAAATATTATTCAAGGCATGGAGAAGGCTAGAGAAGCAGCCGAAAAACTATCTGCACAGATTAGAATTACAGCACTAAGACAAGACGAGCTAATAGAAAAATCTCGCGGACAACGTGAAATAGAAATGCAACGAGCTGATTTAAACAGACAGTTTTTTGCAGATGAACTAAACAGGACAAAAAGTAGAATTGGTACAATGGCTAGTTTAGGATTATTAACTGACCAAGAGATAGCTGATGCCGAAAGAAACGATCAAAGAGCAAGAATACGATTAGAATTGGAAGGCAGATTAGCCAGTTTTGCTGAGCAAAAAATACGTGCTGAAGAAGAGTACCAAAAAGTACTAGCTATGGAACGCACCAGATTAGGCTTAGCAAATGACCAGATGCCAGATTCAGAACTCGCAAGACTAGCTTTAGCTCGTAAAACTCGGACGCAAACAATGGCTGATGATGCTTCAGCAGCTGCTAGAACAGCTGGTAAAGCTAATGAGGACTTCTTAACAGAACAAGCAAACCTATCTGAAAGCCAAAAGAAATATGCGGCTGTATTTAAAAATTCTTTTGATAGTATGGCTAATGCAATAGTTGAATTTAGTAAAACCGGCAAGTTTTCATTTAAAGACTTTGTAAATAGTATGCTACAAGATATACTAAGATTAGAAGCGCAAATGTTAACACAAAGTATTTATAAAAGCTTTATGGGTTCATTCCTGTCTAATAGTGCCGGCGGTGGCAGCGCTTTAGTTAGTTTGGCTAAATCAATATTTGGTTTTGCTAATGGTGGATATGCTAACTTAGGTATGCCTATTAAAAAGTATGCTATGGGCGGTATAATAGATCGTCCTACGTTATTTACTTATGCAAATGGTACGAACAAAGCTGACATGGCACTTGTTGGTGAAGGAAAATACTCAGAAGCTGTGGTGCCGCTACCAGACGGTAAAACAATACCAGTTACTATGAATGGTAGAAGCGGAGAAGTTTATGTAACAGTAAACAACAACACAAATCAACAAGCTAAAGTTAGTGAAAGTAAAGATAGTCGTGGCAATCGCCGTATTGAAGTTACTGTTGGTGATATGGTTGCTGGAGAAATTTCTCGTACTGGTAGCACGCTACAACAAACTTTTAGCAATACTTATGGTATTGGTCAAATGGTTGGAAGGAGATAATTATGGCTATACCTACATGGCCAGCAACGCTGCCACAAAGTCCACAAAAAGACTTTACCGAAAATGTAGGTATTAATATAATTCGTTCTAGTATGGACAGTGGTCCTGCAAAGCAAAGATTACGTAGTCGTAGACCTACGACTATGACTCTTAGTTTTATAATGACCACTGCTCAAACACAAACACTAGAGTCATTTATTAATACTGATTTATTAGGAGTAAAAAGATTTAACTTCAAGCATCCTAGATTAGGTACAACTGTTGAATGTAGGCTAGTACCACAAGGAGAAGGACAATTCTTTTCACTACAATATCGTGCGCCTGATTATTGGCAAACTAACTTACAATTTGAAATATTACCATGAGTAGAATAAACAGTTTATCTGCTGCCGCTATTAAGGCTATGTTTTCTTCTGAAACAGAAGAACAATTAATAACACTTATTACTATAGATGACCCAGTTGATGGTACACATCCTATTAGATTAGCTGATACTTTTACTAGCAGATTAACTGGTTCTACTATTGGTTGGACTACACACGAATTAGAAACTAAAGAAGGATATACTACTGATAGCGAAGTAATTTATGGCGTTAGTAGAACAGTTGGTGGACAGTTACAAGAATTTATATTTTTACCGCTACAAATTGGCCTACCACCAGAGCAAGAAACTGGTGTAGGCAGCTTATCGTTGACACTTAATTATGTTACTCCTCAAGCAATAACATTAATAAGAAAATATTTAACACAACCTGTAAAAGTTACAATTGAAATGGTGTTAGGTAGTTCCCCTACTGTTGTAGAGGCTAGTTTTAGCAATTTCTATATAACTAGTGCGACATATAATGCACAGTCTATAAGTTTACAGCTAGACATGATTAGTTTTAGCAGAGAGCCATTTCCTAGCTTTAATTTTACACCTAGTTATTTTCCGGGGTTATTCTAATGAATTATGATCGCTATATAGGATTACCATACAAAGAAAATGGTAGAGATGAATTAGGTGTAGATTGCTGGGGATTAGCCAGATTATTTTACAAACAAGAATTAGGTATCGAACTACCTAGTTATACAGAATTATATAGTGGCAGCTACGACCCTAAAGTTGTAGCTGCCATTAACTAT